GGCGTCCGTGAACGTGATGACAGCGTTTGCGCCGATGGTATTCGACGCAATCGTCTTCAACTTGCCCGCGTTCGTGCCGCCGACGAAGAACACGCTGTAGCCGCGCAGATCGCGCGCCAGCGTCTGGTTCGTCGTGATGGTCGTCGTCGTTCCTGCGGTCGCCGTCAGGAACGATACGCCCGCCGTTGCGCCTGTCGAGAACGCGCCCGCCACGCCGCAAGCACCAGCGCCGAACGTGCCCGCGAGCGCGGGCGACGGCACCTGAACCCAGCCGTCTTCATTGGGGTTGTACAGATGCGCGACGGTGTTGCTGGAGACCAGCAACTGCTGCTGCCGGTAGTGGCGCGACGACACGATGAAGTGCGCCGCCGCCGTCACCTGCGGGGCAACGCCGCCCACCATCTCCCATCGCTTGAGGTCGAGGATCTTGCGGTTTCCGTTCGTGGTCGCCATTAGGTCACCGAGATGTTGCGGCGGAGGTTGTCCGCCTGGAGATGCATCAGCGCAGGGATCTGATCCTGCGCGGCGAAGCCGCCCATCTGCGACTGGTTGGTCACCGTCGAGACCGTGGTCACCGTCGAGACGGTCGTGATGGCGGCCAACGTCAGCGAGGCGCTGATCGAGTCCAGCAACATCCTCACGCGACCGCCCGTATCGACAGTCAGCAGGCCCGCAGCGCGGTTGAGGCTCTGCATCGCCATGCGGATCGCCTCCAGCGTCTCGATAAGCTCGCCGTAGCCCGCGACAGGCATCGGAGAGGTCTCGGAGACGTCGGTGACCGTCTTCGCGTCATCCGCGCCCGCGAAGGTCGCCAGCCCGACGACCTGCACCTGCGCGGTCTCGCCGCTGTAGCTGACCTCGCGGCTGGCCGCTTTCGCGCCGCTGCCGGGGGTGATCGCGACGTTATCGGCCATGTCAGTTGTCGATCTGGAAGGTGAGCGCGCCGGCGGCAAACGACGGGGCCGGGTCGCCGTTGTTGACGGTCTTCGACGTGGTGAGCGCGGCGTAGATCCACAGGTTGCCGCCGGTCGAGGCGTCGAAGATCCCCCAGTGGGTCACGACGCCCCAGTTCGCTGTCGGCGCCGGGAACGTGATCGCGGCGTTGTTCGACGTCGTGCCGCCGGTCCCGCTCGACACGGCGGTGCTGCCGGCGCTCTGCGTGCCGGCCCACTGCGTCAGCCCCGCGGTCACCGCGACGCGCGCGTAGCTGCCGCCAGAGACCTCGGTGCCGCCGCCAACCTCCCCAGGCGCGGCGGTGAACAGGCCGACGTACCAGGTCGCGGGCGTGCCGATGGCCTGGCCACGCGGCATGGCGTCGATCACTTTGTTCTCGGCGAAGTTCGTCAGGGCTGCCATTGGTTCCTCACATCAGATCTGCGCGCCGGTATCCGTCACCCCGCCAGCGCGCGGAGCTTGGCGATCTTCTCGTTGTATTCCGCGATCAGCGCGTCGCAGACACGTTTCGTTTCGTTGACCTCGGCAGTCGCGTTCGCGGCCATCGCCTCACGCTGCGAGACCGTGTCCTCGCGGCGCTTCAGATCGTCGGCAGCCTTGGCCGACTGCTCGGCGAACACAGCTTCGCGCGCCTCCAGATCCTTCTCGCGCGCGGCCAGGTCGCGCGCGCGCGCCTCAACCGCAGCGCGGGCCGCCGCGGCGGCATTACGATCTCGAGCCGCTGCGTCGGCGGCCTCCTGCGCTGCGGCTCGCGCGCGAACGGCTTCCAGACGATCCTGCTCCGCGGCCGCCGCGAGCGCGCGGTACTCGTCGGCCGCCGCGCGCATACCCGCCAGCGCCTCGGCCGATCGCACCGGGTCGCTGATCACCGCGAGCAGCGAGGAGACGGTGTTGAGCTCAGGGACGGGGGGAGGAGCGATGATCATGCGCGCACCATTAGGTGTTGTTGATGACGGCAATGCGCTGGCCGGCTTCGACGAAGAAATACTCCGTCATGCCCGCCGCCATGCGCTTGTCGCTCGTCGTCGCCGTGGGGTTGACACCCACCGCGATCGAGACGATCGCGTCGGTGTGGACCCCGATCATGCGGGTCGCCGCGTTGAAGGCGCTCGACTGCACAGACGTCGCGCCGTTCGTCAGCTTCTGCGTCGCCAGCGGCGGGAGCTCGACCACCGGCAGAGGATTGCCGGTGAAGATCCTCGGGAGCGTGTGCTCGGTGACGTAGACGGCCATGCGGCCCTCCTATCAGGCCGGCGGCCAGTTGCCGCGCAGGATGTATTCCTTGAAATGGTCGAGGGCGCGCAGCACCTCGGCCTTGGTGACCGTCTGGCCAGCCGGGGCGTCGAAATCGACGGTGAGCTCGATGTTCTTCGTCACGGTCGCCGAGCCGACCGCTTCGGTCACCCCGGTGAACGTCTCGCCCTTGTTGAGCATGTAGCGTCGGGTCGCCATGCGTAGCCCCTCTCAAATGGGGAGGAGGGGCGCGGGGCCCCTCCTCCGTTGCCTCAGACCGTGTACTGGACGGTCACGTCGACGGAGCCGGTGCCGTCGGAAGCGCCCGTCATCGTGAGCGCCACGTCGTAGCGGGTCTGCGGATCGGCCGTGAGGCCAAGGATCTGCCAGATCGCCTGGTGCCTGTTCGCCGGCGTGATCACCGCCGACTCACGGGTGATGTCGACGTTCTCATACGGCCCGGCGTTCAGCGCCTGCGCCGACGCGAAGAAGTCGGCGTCCACCACCGCGCCGCCATCGGCGGTCGTGCGGTAGAGGCCGACATCCGCGGCGGTCGTGGTGCCGATGTCCGGGGCCGAGAAGAACACGCGCGAGATCACCGCGTTCGAGGGGAGCTCGAACAGACGGTGGATCGTGCCGACACCGTGGCCGGTCGTGGCCATGGTGACGCGCTCGGTGGCCGAGTAGAGAACCGAGCCCGTCAGCCGCGCGTTGTTGATGACGCGCGGCGTCGAGTCGCGGTTGGTGATGCTCTGGGAGTTCGCCATGGAATGGGTTTCCTTTCAGATCAGGTCGATCACGCTTCGCGGGCCCAGATGCGGACCACCTTGTTCTCCTCGATGCGGGTAGCACCGGCGGTCATGTAGACGTAGGCCTGCCAGGGCAGGCCCTGGAGATCCTTGCGCTGCGTGATGTCGGTCGTGATGTCGTTCCACATGCCGAGGTGCATCCCGCTCTTGACGAACACCGGGATGGCCCGCGACGTCGCCGACGCGTCGTCCGTACCGTTCTGGAGCCGTTCGCACAGGATGAAATTGATCCCGAGGAAACGGGTCACCATGCCGTCGACCAGCACAGGGCGATCGTTGAAGTCGGTCGAGATCACCTGAGCCTCGGCCAGCAGATCGTCGTGCTGCCGCGAGGTGATGATCGCGTACATCGCCTCGGACGGATCGACGAGGTTCTGGAGGAGCCGACGCTTCGCCTCGCGAAGCTTCGCCACCGTCAGACCCGTCGCCGCAGCGGCGCCGCGGGCCACCGCGACGTTGTTGCCAGGCGTGCCGGCCGTGGTGAGCGCAGTGCCGAAGCTCGTCGCCGTCGCGCCGGTTTCGCCCGTCTGCGCCGCACCGAAGAAGGCCGAGATGATGAGGTCGTCCATCTGGCGGCCAGCCGCGTAGACTGCGTTCTGGACATAGGACGACGCAGGGTCGACCAGCATGCGGAGCTTGTCGAAGTTGTCGATCAGCTGCGGCAGGTCGAAGTCGCTGGGGAACACCCACCGACGATCGGTCGGGGCGTCCACGCGGCCCATCGGGGCGAAGCGCGACGTGACCGGCTGCATGTTGACTGCGCCGATCTGCTCGACCGGAGACGCCTGCTTGCCGACATAGGAACCCACGGTCACCGCGTTGCGGAGAACGGAGCCCTTCTGCTGGAGCAGAAGGCTGATGTTGGTCGCGAACTGCTGGACGTAGAACGTCGGGAGATTGATGGACATGAGGATGATCCTCGTTGGGGTTGGACACTTCGTTTCCGAAGGGCTTGTCCCAGACGGGGGCCGTCTTCATGCCCTACCCGGGCAGGGTGCCGGTCTTTCCCGGCTGTCCGGCGGCCCTCATGCCAGAGGGTTGTTCGCCTTTGTCGGGCGACCGGCTTTCGCCGGCGCCTGGCTGTCCTGGACGTACCGCTCGAAGACCTTGGCTCGTTCGACCACCATGTCGGGGGGCCAATCGTGCCGGTTGACGAGTTTCAGGCACTCCAGCCGGATCTGCTCCGGGTTCATTGCGATCCTCTCATCGTGTTGCGCGTTTGTCAAGCCACCGGTCCTTCACCGAACGCCCAGCGATGGAGCCGCTCCATCTTGAGCCGGGACTCGGCGTCGCCGGCGACGTAGCGCCGGACGAACTCGCTGTCGCCGCGCAGACGCTGGATCTCCGAGCGCGCCTGATCCGGCGTCATGGCGCCGTTGAAGGACTGCGACCCGGACCCGTTGACCATGCTGTCTTCGCCGATCCGGGAGCCGATCTCGGCGAAGAACTTCATCAGCCCGCCGAAGCCCAAGGCGTTCTCGAGCTTGTCCACGGTGTCGGCATCGACGCCGAAGGTCTTCGCCGCCGACTTCGCGCGCGCCAACCGATCGTCGTAGGCCGCGCCCCACTCGCTCTTCAGCGCCTCGGCTTCCTGCGCCACGCGCGCCTTGTAGGCCTCCTGCGTGGCCGAGGCCTTGCCGCCGATCATCTCCTGCCACTTGCCGATGACGAGCTCGGCCTGCCGCGGCGTCAGCCCGGCCTCGTGGAACGTCGACTGCGCCCACTTCGCCATATCGGCGTCGACGCCCTCCTTGGGCATCGCGTAGCCGCCAGGATCCTTGGGCCGCCCCAGCTTCTCGTAGAACGCGCCGACCTCGGCCGCATCGTCCCACTTCGCCGGCACGACCACAGTCCGCCCCGCCTTGTCCGCACCCATCAGCTTCTCGAGGTTGCGGTACGAGTTCAGGGCGTCGGTCGGTTCCTTGAAGCCCTTGTTCTGCGCCCACCCCTTGAGGTCTGCGTCGGGGATCGCCTCGATCCAGTTGCCGGCGGCAGGCGCGCCGCCTTGTCCGCCATCGGCGGGGGCGTTCGATTCAGTCATTGACAACCTCTCATTGGTTTGCGATTATCGCATCGTTGTCGCCCCGGTTGGTCGACAGCACATGGCGTGTCCTCCCTGATGCCGGACGTAACGCCCCGGCCACCTCAGAGGCCGCTGGTCT